CCATCACACGCATGATACTTTTCTATGCCCGGATCCTTAACAGCGAATACCGGGCTGATGCGCCAAGGATGAAAGTTGTCTAAAATTTCAAGCAAATGTTCAATAATGATATCTCGTTGAATATCAAGATCAATTACAACTAGGCTGATAGGTACCCATTTAAAATTGGGGCGATCAGACATTTTGAGTTTGCCCGCAAACTTCTTTTGAATCTTGCGTACAAGAGGTGCGAATCGCGGGTCCTTTTCGAGTTCCTTCACACGATCAGCAAATGAAATTTCATTGTGTACACCCTTGACACGCTTCATCTCATTTTTGGGATAAAGAATATTAGGGTCTCTTGATTTATGTTGCCAAATAAACTGAAACGCTTTATTAACAACTTTCTTTATAACACGCTTTACATTTCGATTAGTCACAATTTTACCTCTTAACTTAGCCATTACTGAAAATCTCCTCTAGATCCTCGTCACTATAAAAATAACCCTGGCCCGGCTCATGCTTGTTAGGCCCTAATTGGTCGAACGATTCGCCGTTATAGTATTTTGAGATAACCACCTTAAAATCACTATCTAGAAAATCTACTAACTCAACTCCGCCTACACGCCCATAGCCATCATAGGAGCCGCTAATGCGATCACCGTTCTTGAATAATACTACAACTCGGCTACTAAATGCATATGGTCCATTGCCAACTGCATAGATGTTCATCACAGGCTTCTGTGATTTGGCACATTGATAACTAAAGAATCCCATTTTATGCTTCAATCAAACTATAGATCCAAAGGCTTGAAATAAACATAGCAGCCAACACAAGCCTGCCTATGGCAGTAGCAAGAATAAATTCTAAAAATTTAGACATATCAACCCCAATCCTTCTTGTCGCCGTTACGCTCGTTGTCATCATAACCACGATTATACTCTGCAATCTGCTCCGGAGTCAACTCCGTGACTTCAGCACTAGTATATGTAGCACCTACAAAATAATGCGGGCGACGGGGACGGCCATAATAACTGTCTGCGCTACCACGATCATAAAGACCACCATGACGCTGTTCCATATCACTCTCCTAAGAGTATTAATAATATGTCTAGTGTAACGGATTGTGGGTGTAATGTCAAGCCTATAAAATATTGTTTAAAAACAACAACTTACGATGCCGTCGTTTATAAATATTGCTATGAATTTAAGGCCTGTAGAAATAAATTGGATATCAATGAAGTAAATTCTTGCCTTCATACATTTTTGTAATCTGGCTAGCGATTTGGCTAAGTTCGATAGCCCTTTCAGCAACTTCAGTTTCAGTATTACTATACCATTCATCAAACTGGTTCTGTGCTACGCTAGCCCAAAGGTCCATTAGCAACATATAGTCATCTTTGCCAAATTCATCATATAGTTTAGATTCTACTGGGCCTAAATTTGCAATCAATTCAGGAAGCGTGTTAAATTTTTGTATCATCATTTATTCATCCTATCAATATATTTAGTAATCGCGCCCGTAATTATAGTTGTCAAGATTGTAAATTGTATCGCGGAAAGATGATATGCCATCACATATTGTATATGGTTCATCATTTATTTTAAGTTTTATGAATGTAGAATTATAAACATATACATCAACATTTAAACCGCTATAACAAAATCTAATGCAGATAAAGGGGCAATAGCCATGTTGCCGGTATGTCTGCACATTTGAAAATAACTTTGATTTTTTGTTATGAAGGAAGGCCAATATCATTGATACTGTTCTTTCGTTCATTGTAGTGACCATTTCTCTAATTTATAATACTCTTTATGGTCTTTGCTCATTTCATAGTATCTTCCCTTGACATTGATATTTGTATTATTATTGATATAATTGTCTAACAATGGAAGTAACGGATTATTGATATCTATAGTAAACATCACTTTATTTAGTGACTGGTCTTCGAACCAATACTCTATATGATTTATAAACTTGCGTATATTCTCAATCCTCTTTATAAAATTCAACCTGCGGAATAAATTACTAGTCATATCTATTTGTCTAGTGTTTTTAAAATAACTAGTCTTAAATATACTATCAATAGATTTATCATAGTCATAAAAATATGGAAGCCTGTAAACAAGACCATACATGCTCTCAAGAACTTTATTCCCATCGCTATTTAAAAATTTATGTAAATCTTTGCGAAAGTCAGTAAATTCATGGCCCTTCAACATCAATACTACCAGTTTATCATTATAGTATTTGCGGATATTTTCAGATTTTTTCCTATCTAGATCAGTGATTAATGTTATATCAAAGGTATCCAAGCAGCGAGTAAATCTAGCTTTTATAGGGCTATTTACTGTCAATCGTTGTATGCAACAACTGATTGCAATATGTCTTCACCAAAAAACTTTAGGACATCTTTTTTTGTTGTTTCCTTCAACTGAAGCAAAATTTCGTCCAAAGTTTTCGTTGAGATTTTATGTACCGATGCTACTGAACTAGTTCCCATTTTTAACTCACTGTAACGTCTTCCATGCCGGCTGTGCGTAGCCGCACGATGTGACCCAATTGCCATTGCTTGCTATCAAGACCTTTCATGATACCAAGCCATTTGTTTCTTAGTAATGCTACTTCGTTAATCAATACTTCAAAATCTATAACTTCATCTTCGCCGTCGGTATACTTCTCAGCATCACGGCTTGTCAAGGCTCTATTATACCCTTCTAAATACTTTTGAAAATACTTTCTGCGTAGTTTGCGCAGTTGGATATTAAGATAGTTTAACACAGCCTCAATCTCTTGTAATTGATTAAAACGTTGTTCTGTTATACCGGGTAGATTAGAGATGTTTTTCTCTACTTTTCCGCCTACCCGGCAATCCCATTTTGCTTGTTCTAACTCTGCTTCAAAATGACCTATGAAGTCAGGGATAGCAGACAGATCCGATGTTATCTTGGTATACCAATTCATCTATCACCATTCATCGTCTTCGCTGTCTTCATCCTCTTCGTATTCTTCTTCTTCATATTCTTCTTCGAATTGACTATTGTAGTCACGCAGCGCCTGCATCACTTGTGTGTCTCTACGAAATGCTTCTTTAATTTCTGCAGGCTCAAAATCATTTTCAATCAATATATTCACTAGTGCTTCGGCAGCATCCGGATGATTAGATCCGTCAATCTCAAACTTCAAAGCGCGCCAAACCTCAGCAACGATATTAATACTCATTGTCTTTATTCCTCCACGACAGAATTCGTATTACTTATCTTTGGCTGTTTATTTTGATATTCATACATTACTTTGTCGAGGCATCCGTCTTCATTACTTTCCCAGCCTTTACGGAAGAACTTTATGATCTCACCGTCATTGGTCGTGTATGATAAACGATTGCCTTCTTTAGTCAATAGATTGGCTTTCTCAAATAAGTCAAGCAAGCCGCTATATGGATTCATGCCAGTCTCATAAGGAATCTTAACTTGAACGCTTTCAAATGGCTTTGCGTATCGTGTTTTCATGACCTTACAAGCACTGCGAATACCACGCACTTCGGTAATCTTGTTACCTTCATCATCTTCTTTGAGTTTAAGTTTCTTCATAGCGACAACGATACTTGACGCATAGATGAAGCCTTGACCACCGCTGATCTTGTCATCTGGATCAAACATATCTTGTGACGCATATGTATGATTAGTTGCGACTAGACCAACATTATGACTACCAAACATGTTCACACAGTTACGAACAAGCGCAGTCAATGCTTTGGGCTTGCGACCCATGTCACCCTTCATATCGCCTGCTTCAAATTGATTCACATCAGTTGGAGTCAACAACATACCAAGGCTGTCAATGATAAACAATACCTTAGGCTTTTCACCTTCAGGCATAGTTTTATATGACTTCATAAATTCACTGATAGTTTTGGCAACATCGTCAATCATTGCCATATTGAGTTTCAATAACTTATCTTCACTAGTATCAACATCAAGCGCCTTTAGCCAAGTTTCATCTAATGCATTTTCTGTATCAACTAATACGACAAAAATGCCCTGTTGTTGAGCATGCCTTACAAGGTTGCCTGAACAAATATAACTCTTGCCTGAACCGGGTTCGCCTGCGAATACAGTGACCTTACCTAATGGGACTCCTTTGTTAAAGTCTCCGCTAATAAGATAATTGAGAGCGTGGTTACCGGTACTGATCCAATCAGTAGGATCATTGAAACCAATGCTAAGACCTTCAATACTTTTGGTAATATCTTTTCTAAATTTACTAACATCAAATGGTTTGGCCACAAGCCCTCCTTATTTAAAAATATTCTTTCGTAATAGTCTATCATTAAATGCTATTTTGTCAAGTATATCAGGACAACTATCCGCGATACGATCAAGTTCATAATCATTTGGATAGTGTCGTAATGCACCACGGGCACGATCACGGACAATAGACGGTACACGTGGGGTCTTGCCCGGATCACAAAGTTCTTCTAATAACTTTTTACCCTGCTTTAATGCGCGATATCTTTCGTCTGGTAGTGTCATGGTAGTTCTCCTAAAAAGATAGAGTGGGGAGGACTAGCCTCCCCAATCTAAATCAAGCCTTCTGTTGACGGCTACGGATCATCGCTAAAATGTCCTGAGCCTTGTCGCTGGAAGTACTCTTAGGAACTACAACTGGTTCACTTGCCTTTGCAGGAGCCTCATCTTGAATTTCGGATGTGTCACTATGACTTTCTGCTAATACCTTTTTACCTATAGTCAATGTAGAAGTCTGAGTGACATGTGGAGCGCTAGATGCACCCGCCGGAGCCTCAAGACCATATGGACGATAATATGCGCCGAACCTGTCAGCATCATATGGCTTACCATCTACTGAAGCCTCGAACATTTCCTTGATTATACGGAGCTCGCTTTCGCTTGGCTTCTTGGGCAAGAAGTCAGTTAGATTAAAGAGACCATGAGCCTCGATTGCAGCCTGCTCTGCTTCAGTTAGTGGGCTTTCACGACGGGCCCAGTTTGAAGTAGAATAGTCAGCATAACCACCCTTGCTAGTCTTTTTAACATTGAAGTCAGTACCACTCAAGAAATCAGTTGGGATGTTTTCCATATCTGGATCCATCAAACTTGACTTGATGATAGTATAAATCTGTGGGCTGATGACGAATCTGCGAATAGGATTCGCTGGAGTCACATCGTTACCGATTGGATTCTGTCGAACAAAGCCTTGAAACAGATAACTACGCTTCTTCCAATACTTGTTAGCCATCTCTTTGAGCGTATCATCTTTGTACCAAGGACGAACTTCAGCAAGCACGGGACAATTATCACCATACATCTCTACGCATGGAACTTGTACAACCACTTGCTTCATATTTGGATCACCCTTGACACCATTGAATGGAAGTTTGATGATCTGACGTTCTACCCAGAAAAATGTATTTTTTGAATCCTCATCTGGCAGGAAACGAATGGTAGCAGTCGTACCTTCTTCCATATTCCAGTGTGGATAAATTGCGTTATCTGATTGGGTGCGTTGACCCTGATTTGTTTTTTTGCTTTCTTGCGCCGCTAGACGGGCGCGGATATCTGCTAGATTTGCCATAGTATAATCTCCTTTAAAAATGCCTATGTTGAGCCTAAATGTGTTTAATGTTTTGTTGTCGGAGACAACTAACATATGATAACATTATATACTAATGTCATCCTATGTCAATATTACTTATGCCCTGATGTTGAGCAAAATATATTATTTTATTGTGTATTGGGTAAATTAGAATAGACCAGCCAAACGTTTCATATTGTCCAATTCATGATTTTCATTTGCGCCAACTAATTTACCAACAGCGCCTTTGGGTCCAACCTTTTCAGTTGGTCCTAATTGACCCGCTGCTTTTTGATCAGCATCTAAACCTTCATCTACTTCGGCACCTGCTCGTTTCAAACCACGATCACGCTTGGCGTTGACTGACTTGAAGAATTCTGCTTCGTCTTCCCACTCAGCACGACCAGGAGCCTGATCTGTGGCTGCTCTGTGTAATGCCTGATTCATGCCCTTTGTATTGAATTCTTTATCTTGTTTTGCTGCGGCAGCATAAGCCTTTTTTGTTTCTGGGCTTAATTCATTCAAAGTCTCGTCTATGTCATCGTTCGTTATCTTTAAGCGATCCATGACGATCTGTGCTATTTCATCTGTGTCTAATTTATGTGGACTGTCCATCATGGTTTGATATTCGTCAACAGCACGATAGATATCATCGCTGTTAAGATCAGATTCACCGCCTAGGCTGTCTACAATCTGATCTGCTACTTCTTGACTAGGACTGAACCCTTCACCTAAATCAAATGCTTTTAGATTCGACTTTTCTGTATTTT